TAAACCAGTTTATTCAATAGATACTTACGATGGTAACACAACAGGATTATGTTTAACATCTGATACACCAATTAAATTGGCAGATGGAACATCAATTGAAATCGGTGAAGTTGAAGAAGGAATGAAATTACAAGGATATTCATTAAATGAATTATCTAATTTCGGTGATTCTAAATATATGGAATGGAATACAAGTGAACTTGGACAATCTGAAAAAGAAGTTGAAGTAGAAAATGTAGTTTTTTCATTTGCAAGTAAATATTATGATATAAATGATGGAGATGTAAAATGTACATCAGAACATCCATTCTTAGTATTAGATGGAAATGATTATAGATTTAAAAGAGCTCACTTATTAAGTGAAGGAGATATTTTAATAAAAGGTAATGGTAGTGATGTAGAACAAGTTTCTATTTCATCAATTGAAATTATTGAAGAAGATGTAGAGATTGTATCATTAGATGTATCTAACACAGATACTTATATAGCTAATGGATATATAACTCACAACAAAGGAACAAACTCACATACCGATTTTGATGGACCAACTGCACCAACATCAGTTACTTATTCACATCCATCACTTTCATGGAGTGGAGGAACTGCAGATACAGATTCAACTGGTGGAATAACAGGATATGATGTACAAATTGATAATAATTCGAATTTCTCATCACCATTAATTAACGAAACAAATTGGAATGCTGCAGCTATACAACTTGCAGGTGGAGCAGTAGCAGCAGGAACGTATTACGGAAGAGTTAGAAATATACAATCTGGACTAAGGTCAGCTTGGACAACTATCGGTGGAAATAATACAGTTATAACCGTTACATTATAGTAATTAATATTGTTTTGTAAAAAACTATATATTTATATATATACAAAAAAGAATATCAAATTAAATATATTAAAATGGCAAAAGTAATAAAGTTTACAAAGGATGAGGTCTCACAAATAGATGACCTTAGACAAGAAGTTGCATCTATATTCACAAGATTAGGTCAACTTTCAATTGAAAAGAAAAGAAGAGTTGAAGAAGTAGAAAAAGTTGAAGATAACTTATATATTCAACACGAAGAACTTGCAAAAAAAGAAAAACAATTGTTTGCAGGTTTAAATGAAAAGTATGGAGATGGTAACTACGACCCAATTACAAATGAGTTCACATCATCAGAAAAAGAAAACATTAAATCTAAAGAAACAAAAAAATAATCTTTAGGAGAACTTAGTTATACTTATATACAGAGTATTATTATACAAAAACATAACAAGGAGTAAACAAAATGGCAGAAAAAATTGTATCACCTGGTGTATTCACAAGAGAAAATGACCTTTCTTTTATATCGCAAGGAATTGGAGAAATCGGAGCAGCTATAGTAGGACCTTTTCACAAAGGACCAGCATTCGTACCAACCGTTGTAAATACACAATCAGAATTCGAAGAAATATTCGGTACACCTAATGGAGATTATTACACAGGATATACCGTACAAAACTACCTAAGAGAAGCAGGAACAGTAACTATTGTTCGTGTGGGAAATAGTGGTGGTTATACAGAAATAGAACCTCAAGCTATATTAGTTAGTGGTTCAGCTTCTGGAGAAAAAATAGTTGGAACATTATTCCAAACTCATTTAGGAGATGGAACATCAAATGATGGAACATCACTAGAAGCGTTAGGAGATGATAAATCAGAATTTACTATTACAGTAAGTGGTTCATCAGCAATTTCTGCTTCAACCAATCCATCAGCGGGTAATGATATAGGAGATGTATTTGGTTCTAACCCAAGAGGTGCAAAGAAAGCATACGCATATAATTACTTTGAAAACTTTGCATCACAACAAGATTCTAATATAGAATCTTCTTCTGTTATTACTCTATCTAATCAAGTATTTCCAGCAGATATTCAATACGCTACAACTCCTTATATACAATCACAATTGATTTCAGGAGAAAGACATGACTTATTTAGATTCCATACTATTGGAGATGGTTCAAACTATAACAAAGAATATAAAATAATTATATTTAATGTTAAAGCAGCTGGTTCATCAAATGCAACTGATTATGTAACATTCTCAGTTGGTATTAGAGCATTCTCTGATACTGATAAGAGACCAAGTGTAATCGAAACATTTAATAATGTTAATTTAGACCCTGCTTCTCCAAACTACATTAAGAAAAAAATTGGTGATATGAATCTTACTATTGATGCTAATGGTAAGCAATCAATGAATGGTGATTATCAAAACAACTCTAAATTTATAAGAGTAGAATGTTCTGAAGAAGGTTCATTCCCAATAATAGCTGGACCATTCGGTCACGCTAAATATATCAATCCAATATTAGTTGGTAGTAATGGTTCAGAATCTATGGTTCCAGCAGCAATATTTGCAACTGGTTCTGATGAAAACAATTCATCTAAATCAACTTTATATAGTGGTATCGATTTAGATACTGCAGTTATTAAAATAGATAATAACAATTACTTAGCTCCAATACCTAATTCAGCAACATTTGGTGCAAATACTGTATTTGCATTTGATGGTACTGTAACTATACAAGGTGGAACTAAAGCATTTGGTTATGAACTTACTGGTTCATTATCATCTGATATAAACAAAAGACAATTTAGTGTTGGTTTCCAAGGTGGATTTGATGGAGTATCACCAACAGTTAAAAAAGCTAAATATGGTGATACTGATTGGGGAGCTGCTAATTCACAAGGATTTGATTTATCAACTTCAACTGCTAACGGTTCAGTTGATTATGTAAAAGCAATCAACGCAGTATCTAATCCAGATGATTTTGATATTAACTTAATATCTGTACCTGGTGTAATTAGAATATTACATTCTTATGTATTTGATAAAGTAGTTGATATGGTAGAGGCTAGAGAAGATGTATTCTTTATTGGTGATGTAACTGATGGAGATAGTACAATCAATGATGCAATCGCACAAGGTAGTTCACTTGATTCTAACTATGTAGGTACATACTACCCATGGGTTAAAACAATCGATTCAAGAACAAATAGATTAACTTCTATTCCACCATCAGTATTGATGCCTGGAATATATGCTTCTAACGATGCAGTTGCAGCCGAATGGTTTGCACCAGCAGGTTTAAATAGAGGTGGTATAGTAGGTGCTATATCTGTATTAAACAGATTGACACACGCTGAAAGAGATACTTTATATGAAGGAAAAATTAATCCAATCGCTCAGTTCCCTGGAGAAGGTATAGTAGCATTTGGACAAAAAACTTTACAAGATAAAGCATCAGCACTTGATAGAATTAATGTAAGAAGATTAATGATTAGAGTTAAGAAGTATATAGCTTCTACTTCAAGATACTTAGTATTCGAACAAAATACATCACAAACGAGAGGTAAATTCCTAAATACAGTAAAACCTTACTTAGAAGGAATACAACAAAGACAAGGTTTATATGCATTTAGAGTGGTAATGGATGAAAGTAATAACACACCAGATGTAATCGATAGAAATATATTGGCTGGACAGATTTTCTTACAACCAACAAAAACTGCTGAATTCATCGTGTTAGATTTCAACATATTACCAACTGGAGCATCATTTTCAGCGTAATTAAATAAAAATAAAAAAGAACTATATTTATAATAGAATATAATTAGGAGAAAAACAAAATGGCAGAAGTATTAGAATTTAACGATATGTTTTATACCAATTTCGAACCTAAGATGAAGAATAGATTCATCATGGAAATCGATGGTATCCCTTCATATCTAATAAAAACAGCAAACAGACCTTCAATACAATTTGAAACTGTAACACTTGACCACATTAACGTTAAAAGAAAACTTAAAGGAAAAGGTGAATGGCAAGATGTAGAGATTACTCTATACGACCCAATCGTTCCTTCAGGAGCACAAGCGGTAATGGAATGGGTAAGATTATCACACGAATCATTAACAGGTAGAGATGGATATGCGGATTTCTATAAGAAAGATATCCAATGTTATCTATTAGGACCAGTTGGTGATAAAATTGAACAATGGACTATGAAAGGTGCATTTATCAATAACGCAGTGTTTAATGATTTAGATTGGTCAAACTCGTCTGATCCTGTTGAGATTACTTTAACTCTATCTTACGATTACGCAGTTTTAGAATTTTAATACTCCCAA